TAATATTTATTCATCGAATGGTAATTTAATTGTGAATTCTTCATCACAGATAACATTATCAAAAACAAATGTTGTACCAACAAGTAGTGATGTAGCATCTGGTAGCTGAATTGTTTGGGTTGTTGATCCTGTAAGTTTTTGGTAGTAAGTAGACGCTGAAGTTAAAACTGTTGTCCCAGCAGCCGCAGTAATATTGGTATACCCCGGAACAAACTTATTGCCACAGACGCTTCCTAATCCCGGATCCCCATAACCACCTAAAGAAATACCACCATCATTAAAGATAGTCATAGAGTCAGTAGTATTACTGTTAGTGGCAAAGTGAATGTTATATGCGCCATAAGTACCGATAGATAAATCAGTAGATGCGGAAGCTAAATAAGAAGCGCTAGGGATATTAAAACAACCAGAACCATTACTAAACGTAGAAGAGTTAATACCAAGCTCTGCATATCCTACACTTGATGTAGAAGCGTCGTTAGATACGTTTAAATTGGCTGAAGCATTAGTTGCCGTGCTTTTATTTTGAATAACTACTTGGTTATATCCTGCCGTAGTGGAGGCAAAAGAACCAACAATACCTGTATCAGAATAGCCTAATACTGAACCAATAGTAGCTACGCCATTAGTATCATAGTTAATTGATTTTTCAGCGGGGTATGTAACAAATACGTTAACTGTACCGCTAAATGTAACTGCAGAACCAGAGTTTGAAGATGCTAGGATTGTTGTACGAGTTAATGTTCCACCAGTAGCATATGTACCAATACCCACTTCCCAATTACCAGTAGTGTCTGTAGCACCATAGAAAGTAGTGTTACCGTTTCCGATAACAGAGAAAGACTGATAGCCTGTAACGCTTCCGCTTAATGTGAAACTTACGGTTGTATTAGCAGTACCAGTCTGTTGTACCCGGTCATTAACTACTAGAGCCATTTAAGACTCCTTAGCTTGTAGCGGTTGTGCTATATGTAACGCTTACAGTATCGCCAGCAGTTGTAGTCTTAGCTGTTGCAAAGTTGCCTTCTGAGTACAAAGTACCTGCTGTAGAGCTTTGGGTACTAACAGCACCTGAACCTGTAACTAAGAAGCAACCATAAACTGTACCGCCCGCACCAGTAATAGTGTAGGTAATTGCAGTGGCTGTTGAAGTTGTTACGTTAGATGGTGTAGAACCACTTGAACTAGAAGCGCCAAATACGGCTGTACCACGAACTGCAGAACCACCAACTGTGTAGTTAATAAACTCAGCAGCATTAGTAGTTACCAAGGTAGTCATAGTATCAGTAGCGGCTGGGGTTAAGCTAACTTTAGTTAAACCTAAGAATGGTCCAACTGTTGTATATGTACCAGAAGTACGTAACAAGGTATCAAGCATTAACTGCTTACCAATAGCAACTACTAGGTTAGGAACTTGCTCTTCCCACTTTAAATTGCCTTGTGCATCACGGCACTCAACATGATAGTAGCCTTCTTGCGTCATTCCTTCCGGAATAGCTACATTTGCTTGTAACGTCGCTACAGCGTTATCGCCACAGCTTGCTAATTCTTTTTGCATAATTACTCCTAGCTAATTCTAATAATGGCGTTAGTCGCCGTGGGTGTTGGGAAAGTTATTGTAAATGTTCCTGCTTGGGTATTAGTCTTATCCGAACCAAAATCCAATACGCAAATAGACGCATTTGTATTGCTATTATAAATCAGAGCCGCCCTGGTAGTAAAGCTAGCGCCAGTCCAAATTACGGGTGCAAATGATATATAGGCAGTATTGCTATTTAAATCCCCAACTGGAACTTGGGTTATTGTTAAGGGTTTACCACCAGCTGTATAACCAGCGCCAGTTATTTCATTGGCAGTAGTGTAAGTAGCCGTAGCATTGTTCAAAGCCGCATTACCAGTATAGAGCGCTATCTTATATGTATAAGGGGTACCAGAAGCAAAGTTTTCAAGCCCGCTAAGTAGGTTTACTTTAAATTGGGTCGTTTGACCTTGCGTTATAGACATTAAGGCCTAGCTCCGCTAACGTTAAGTTTAGTCTGGCCATCTCTGTAGAAATCACCACGATCAAGCCCCTCGCTAAGACGAACAAGTTGCTGTAAAGCCTCTTGGTATTTAGATTCGTAATAGCCAATTAAGTCTTGCTCGCCCTTCATAAATAGCATAGCTTCACGCATAGAACCGTAAAACAAAACCGGGTCGTAGTTATCGCCGAGCCAGCTTGTTCCAGCTGCATTTGATACGGAGGATACTGGAATAGAAAAACCGGCACCAGTAGAACCAAGGGAAGAACAAGAAAGAATATCTCCAGCCACATAGAAATTGCCGCCAAACTTAAGGCTAACATTTGTTACAACACCGCCAGCAACAACAATATCAGCAGTTGCATTAGCGCCGGAGCCGCCTGTTAAGGCTACGTTTTGGTATACGCCATTAGTATATAAAGAACCGGCAGTAATAGCGCCTAGCGTGGCAATTTGACCCTGAACAATAGTTGGCGGGTAGTAGAAATAGTGCATCTCTACTGTGTAGTTAGCATCTGGTGTTGGGGCTACCATCAGTGTCATTTCATTGACGTTGGATAGCTGTGAACCAAATAAAGCGTAATACCTTGGAACCCCCTGCGGTGTACCCTGGTATGTTGGGCTTGTGTACACAACCGAGGGGTACGCTTCCCGCAAAAAGTTAACATCTTTGTTAAGCAGGTAGTTATATCGATTTGTAGAATCAATAACAGCTAATGAATAATTAGCCAACCAATCGCTAGGCAGTGAAATATATTGGTTAGCAGCAGTTAGTGTACCTGTTACATTTTTGCGTAGCGATGGTAGGTTTACGGAGTTATATATGCGATCTTCAGCTTCCTGAACAAATACAGGAATGTTAGCCACAAACAGCTGTTCAGTATTCTCAGCGTACGCTTGGATCGAGTTATATAACGTTTCGTAGTTCATCAGGGTTTACCCTTAAGCCATTGGCCCACGTGACATTTTACCTTTAGTCTGAGCTTTACCACCGCGCATTTCAATGCCAGAAGTCTTGGTAGGCTTGTAGTTACCCTTACTAACGTTAGCAATAGAGATATTCATCTCATCCATGTAATCTTTACCGGATTCTGTAGATTCAGCTGGCAGTTCATTACCAACAGCCTTACCACTCATTGTATGGGGCTGTGCGTATTTAGATGCAGGTTTGTTGTTAATAGCCATGATTATTTTCCGTTTGCTTTAACTTTAGCCAAGTTACGGCCCATTGATAGCATGTCTGCATCGGTTTTACCGCCAGCAGTGCCCTTACCAACTTTTTTACCCATTTCGATGCCAACATCTGAACCGGAATCGCCAAGGTTTTTGCCCTTAGTTTTACCTTTACCTGTTATGCCATCGGCTGCGCTTTTATATCCCATGTCCTACTCCTAGTTAATTGTTACTGTTCCAACTTGCCCTTGCCCAACCAAATAATTCGGCGTTTCATTGTAGTCATACCCCTGTCCTACAGGATTCCAACCCCACTGAGTATCTCGGCTGCCTCCAGCCTGATACCCATACGCCGTCAAACCTGACTGTACATAACTCAAATCCCGTCTTGGTTCCCGTACTGCCTGGGGATCGTTGATAGGATACATCCCTAATTGTAACTGAGGTTGATCAGGGTCCCAGCAGGTATTACAGACTTTTAGCTGGTAGGGTTTCGTCTTTATGATTTCCGTACGTAACTCAACCAACTTATATCTAAATGCACACCGATCGCACTCTGCAATTGCATACTTACCAGAAGCAAACTTATTAGGCATTAATAACCCCCAATAAACATCCTACGTGGTACAAACCGAACTGGGGCTTTTTCTCTATCTTCTTCTGACGCTAACTGAAACTGCTGCTCATAATCTGCCTTTAAACCGGCGATGCGCTGGGGGTCTACTCCTAGTAGTTTGATTGACAAATAATACGCCAAACCAGCAACTAAACAGTTAACAAAACGAAACGGAATATCTTGGATATTTACACCATCCCCAGCGTCTTGAATACGACGCAAACGCCAATACACAAATTGGTATGGTTGTGACCCATCTGGTGTAGGCCAGACTGACACCGCTGGAAGATTTTGAACGTATATACTTGCGCCTGAAGTGTGAGCTGCTGCAGTTGTATTCGCTTGCCCACGAGCACAGAAACCTATTTGGTTTCCAGATACATAGCCATAGGCGATGATCTCATTGTCAATTTGAATAAAACCGGCTGAAGCCAGGTTAGTTGTGTTAGAAAGAGTAATTGTTGTGTCTGTTGCTGAAATGGTAGAAGCTAATGTATACGTGCTATTGTTTGGCTGGCCAGATAAACGTTGAATCCAGACTTGAATTGGCCGACCTTGGGATAGCTTGTTTGGGATTGTTGAATAAGTAGATACTGAAATTCTGGATATATTTATATCCGTTTGATTAGATGGGCTATTTGCCTGTGTACGAATCTGGTGCTCTAAGAGGTCAATAGTATCTGTAGGCAACGCGTAGGTAGTTTGTCCTTGAACTAAATTAATAGTTCCCTGCTCAATAGTCCACATGTTAATGCCGCGGTTTGCCCACTCAACAGTTAGCAAATTCAAAGAACGTCTTGCAGTTCTAAAGTCGTAACCAGAACGTAGCTCTTTACCGCAGCGCTCAAACGCTTCCTCAATCAGATCATTTAAATCTTGGTAAACCTGAAGTGTAAACGGTTTCCACTCTTCTTCGCTCAATTCGTTTATATCTAGTGCTAAGAAATGATCATAAACAACATCCATAAACGCGCCAGCATATAATCCTACTGCGGGTTTAAAAAAGAGTTTGCCCAAATAAGTGGCTTCGTGATGATCTGTAAAATTATCAATAGCGCGATGTAGCCTTATTCCGTGTTGAATACCAATGGGATAGTCATATTGTGTTTTCCCCTTTACATAATCACTAATCATATTGCCCACTAAGATCTCTGGTTGACCAAAAGAAAGATAAGCATGGGCAAGTAGGTTCATGAACGAATGTTAATACTATGAGTTTTATTTTTTTAAGGCTTCTGTTAAAATCCAATTAGCCGCCAATGAAGCAGCTTCTGGTGAAAATGTCTCATCTATTGCTTCGTATGATAGCTCTTTACTTTTTGAAGTTTGGAATAGATGATTCAAGCCGTTTAATTCTTTTATT